GCCCACATGATCGAGACGACGACCCGACCGGGCGACACCATCCTCGACTGCTTCGCCGGGTCCGGCGCGATCCTCGACACCGCCCGCCAGCTGGGCCGTAAGGCTGTCGGCATCGAAATGGACCGGCACTGGTGTGACCACGCCGTGCGGCGCCTGGCGCAGATGACGCTACCGATGATGACCTGACCCCGGCCGAATCCGGGGCAGACTTGGGGCAGACTTTCGGGGGTAGTCGGGTCAACGGATTTGGACCGGACCCCCTGCAATATGGCCCTATTTGGACCAATCCGACCCTATCGGGACATGATGCACCGGACTTCTAATCCGACGGTTCCGGGTTCGATCCCCGGCAGGGGTGCCCTACGGGCGCAAGGGGAGTAGCCCGAATGGCCCCGCCCCGGTGGTGGGGCGGGGCAGACTCGGGGCAGACTTTCAGGCCGAAGTGGCGTAGAGTGGTCGCATGGACACCGCTGAGACCGATGAGAATGTGCCGACGCTGGAGAGCATGGCCGCCGAGGTGGAACGGTTGACGGTGGCCGGGTCGTTGTCGTGGTGGCCGATGGGCACGGATGGGGCGGGCAGGTACGTGGCGTTCCTGCCTGACGGGGCGCCGTCGGTTGAGTTGAAGTGTCACGGGTATGGCGCTGGCTTGCGCTTCGCTGGGGGGGTGGTGGAGCCGTCGTCGGCGCTGGTCGATGCGGTGGTGGCGTCGTCGGAGGCGTGGGTCAAGCGACAGGCGGAGCGCAAGCGCCGGGCGGTCCGGGATGCGCTGACTGAGGTGGAGCTTCCGGTTGAGGCGCCGATCGTGTGCGGCGGCTCGATGTCGGATGAGATCCGAGCCCAAGAATGCGTGTCGTGTGATTTCCGCTGGTTCGGCGGCGGTGACGCGCCGGAGCATTACGAGGACGGCCCGGAGGTGGAGCCGGTGCCGGTGCCGTCTGGTTGGACGTGTTCGGCGTGTGGGTGGCCGGTGCCGGCGGGTGAGGTTGCTTCCTCGTGTGGCTGGTGCGGCGGGGGTTCGTACGCCTACTCGAAGTGATCCGCTCTGGGGTTGCCCGATGAGCGGTCGCATGGACACCAACGACCCACTGACGCGCAGTCAGTCCGGTTTGAGGTTGCCTCGGGACAAGCGGCCACCACCGGCCCCGGGGCGTCCGATGGTCGAGGTGCCCGGCTGCTGCGGCCTCTTCGACAGGGTGCCGGGTTCCCTCTTCGACGAGTGCTCGGGGGTCGGGATCGAGCGCGACGGGGTCACGGGCAGATACGGCGCCAACAACTGGGACGCGTGGGTTCACGAGGCGTTCGCGGCGACGCCCATCCGCCGCACCCCTGCCCCGCCAGCGCTGTCCTGGTGGGACCGGAACTGGCCCGGGCTGCTGGCGGCGCTAGCGGCGACGGTGCTCGCCGTGCTGGCCGTCGTCGTGCTCCTGGGCTGATGGCCACCATCCGCCCGGGCAAGCTCACCGGCCACTACAAGGTCCAAGTGTTCGTCGGGGTCGATCCGTCCGGTCGGCGCCGGAACCGGGCCACCACCGTGTGCCCGCCGGGCTGCGCCGAACGGGGCCACGCACGGTTCGAGACAGCCAGCACCCGACGGCAGGTCGAACGGATCGCCGGAGACTTCGAGCGGGAGGTGGCCGGGCAGGGGCACGGCAAGGAGATGACCGTGGCGACCGCGTGGAAGCGGTGGGAACGGCAGCGGGGGAGCAGGCTCGCACCGGCGACGCTGGCCACCTACCGGACCGCCTGGCGCCTACGACTCGCACCGGCGTTCGGTGCCCGACCGGTGATCGATATCAGGCACCGGGACCTTGCCGCCTACCGCGACCACCATGTTGACGCCGGACGGTTGGGCCCGTCGACGATCAACCAGGACCTGGCTGTGATCCAGGGGGTGCTCCGGTGGGCGCACGAGCAGGGACACATCGAGGCCAACCCGGGGGCCGGGCTGCGGCGGGCGTCGCACGGGGCGACCGAGACGCCGTTGCCGGAGGACGCTGCCCTGTTCGGCCTGGTCGTGCACCTGCAACGGTCGGCGCCGACAGCGGCCCTGATGGTGTGGCTTGGTCTGGCGATCGGTGCCCGGCGTGGTGAGCTGGCGGCGTTGCGCTGGTCGGATATCGATCTGGTGGCCGGGACAGTGAGCATCGACAAGTCGGTGGACACTCGGACGCAGGCCGACAAGAGCACGAAGACGAAGGGGACCCGGGTGGTGCCGGTCGGTGAGCAGGTCGCCGTGGCGCTCGGGGCGGAGCGTGACCGGCGCCGGGCCATGGCGGGCGCCCTGTGGTCGGAGTCGTGGCCGGTGTTCTGCACGGCCCGGGACCCGTCGAGGCGTCCGCATTCGGATCACTGGTCGAAGGTGGTCCGCCGGGTGACGGCGGCGCACGAGGGCCTGACAGCGCCGTGCGAGACGTGCGGGGTGACCGACATGGCCGGGGTGAACTTGAAGGCGTTGCGGCATCGTGTGGCGACGGAGGCGACCCGCCTAGCGGGTGCCCGGGTGGCTGCGGCGCTGGTCGGTCACGCCAGCTCGGTGATGACGCAGAACGTGTACGGGCACTCTCGGCGGGATGATGGCCGGGAGGTGGCTGACCAGCTGTCGGCCGGACTCCCCCAGCTCGGCGCCGGGTAGGGGCGGGGATGGCCGGGCGACCCTTGGGCGGCCCGGCCGATTATGACCCCAACCTACGTGACCGGCTCCGTTTCGGCCCGGTAGATCTGCGACTGCTCATCAGCAGCGATCGGGTACGGGATGCCGCGGGCGTCAATCGCCAGCCAGCCGTCATCACACGGGGCAGGCCCTTCGGGCATGTCGACGACGAAGGGGCCGTCGATGCGGACCATCCGGGTGAGGGCGTGCTTGCGGAACTCCGGCCACGTTGTCGGGTCCGAGGGCAGGTTGTCGGTATCGTACGTCGGGATCATGCGGTGCAGTCTAGCGGCGGGCTTTGCGGGCGGCGTCGTAGCCGTTCTGAATCACGCCGACGAGGGCGACGAGCCCGGCCGTGATCGGGATCACCTGCGCCGGGGGTACGTCGAGGCCGGTCATCGCGAGCAGGGCGACGACCATCCCGACGAGCGCCTGAACGGTGCCACGCACGGCACGCTGGCGGGGGGTGGGCGGGTCAGCCTCGAAATCGTAAGGGGTGCTCATTGGTCCTCCTTGGGCCAGCGCTGTTCTAGGTCGGCTTCGGTGGCGCCGAGCCGGATGCATTCACTGCGGAGCCACCAGGCGAGATCGCGCCAAACCTGCATCGCCCGGATCTCGCCCTTCATCTCGCCCTGCCCGGTCTTGAGGTCCTCGAGCGCCTTGTCGCACCGCTCCCGCTCGTCGTTCATCTGAGCGTCGACGTAGGCGGTGAACTTGAGCCACAGGAAGTACCCGCCCGCGGCGGCGAGCGCTACCCCGATCAGGTCCTTGGGGAGCCTGTCGAGGATGGCGACGAAGTCTTGGGCGAGCAGCACCGGGCTATCTCCCCTTGATCTGGGTGACGGTGAGATCGCTCATGGCCTTAGTCCACTCGGCGACCTTGTGAAACCCGGTGGCGGCGTTGTCGGCGATGAACGCGACGAGGAACTCGATGGTCCGGTTCGACCCTCGCTCGGTCTCTTCGCGGACGACCTGACGGAGTTCTTCTTTGGTGGCCATATCAAACCAGTCCTTGCTTGGGGGTTGGGGGGTTGGGTTGGTGCCGGCCGGGGGCGGCCAGCCGGCCCGCTGCCACGCCCGGATCGGGTCGCCTGCACAGCTGGTCGATTTCCATTCGGCGTGGTTCCATCGGAGCGGCTGACCGAGGGCGTGGGCGGCGTCGTGAAACGCGCGCTTAGCCGGCTCGGTGACGGGGTCGTTGTCGCCCGCCAGGTAGCAGACGGCGTAGGAGCGCTGGTTGCCCGGGTTGGTGCCGTTCGCGGCGGTGCGCTTGCCTTTCCAGCGGCCCTTGTAAATCGTGCCGTGGGGGCACACGACAGCGCTGTAGGCGAGCCCGGACCAGCCTTTCGACAGGTGGTAGGCGTGCCAGGACCGGACGATGGAGGGGCACCGGTTGTGGTCGGTGCGGAAGCCACGCCACGGCGACGGGCCGCCGTAGTGGGCAGTGACACCTTGCGGCGTGATGTTGGTGGACAGGCTGCGGAACTTGAGCCCGAGGTCGACGATCTCACTCATCGGTGGCCTCGTTCCACTCGATGCCCTCGTGGAGCTCGGAAAGCTCGCGGGGCACCTGGGCGTCGTCATCGCCTGCGTCCTCGGGTTCGTCGGGCTGGTCTGCCATGGGAGTCTCCTCGGGGTTGAGCGGTCAGATGGAAGCGGAGCCACCGTTGATGTCGGACAGGTTGGTGCGCCCCAACGTCTCGGCCACCTCGACGGTGCCCTGCTCTTCCTGCACCCACTCGGACACGTCGATCAGTTCCCACGCGTTGTAACGCCCGGCGATAGCCACATAACAGCCCATCACCCGCGGAACGAACGGGAGCTTGCGCCCGATCACGCGCAAACCGACAAGAGGGGCAACGCCGTGAGCGCCTGCCATCGCCAGGAAGTTGAGGTCGGCGGCGCCGGCCCGCACATCCATCAGTGCCACCGGGGCACCGGGCGGCAACGAAAGGATCCCCAGCGGAGAATCGATTGTGACCTCCCACGATCGGATCGGGAGCTTGTCGGCCGCCAGCTTGGTGGCCGCTATCGCGTCGAGCGGTGTCGGGTTCGGCGGATCGTACGACGTCTCGTAAACCTTGCGCCGGTACAACTCGGTGGCGTTGTGGTCCACGCTCGACGTTGACACCTTCAGTAGGCCGTCAGCCACACCTACAGGCTCGGGCATGCGCTTGGTCTGGGGGTTGTACACCGTCGTATGCCCTGCGAGCCGGGAGCCGTCCATGGTCCGCTTGGCGGACCCGCGCACGACGCGAACCGGCGGATTTGTGGACAATTTCACCCATGTGCCTGGCAGCGGCGGTGAATCGGCGAGGTCCGGTGACACCAACACGGTCGGCGCCGCGTCACTGCCCCACAGGTCGTTGAGCGGCCTGATGTCGAGCCGTGGACGGAAGTCGGTTAGCGAGTTCGTGTTTGCTGGGGTCCCGTCGGGGACGATCCGCCAGCTGGCATTGAACGCTTTCGCCAGCCACTTGCATGCGTCGAGCACAGACTCGGCACCGTCGCCGATGTCGACCGTTGCGGGGGCACCCACGCCGGGGGTGGTGTACCCGTGGCGGACCGCATAATAGGTGGGGGTGATCGGCAACATGATCGCCATGTACTGGGCGAGGGTGCGCGCCGTGCCCCCCAGATAGGCGGCAGTACCGTCCCCCGACGTCTCGCCCGACGCGTCCGTCAGGTAGTGGGCCAGGCCAGAAAGGCCCAACTGGACGTCGTCGCCGTCCATCTCCATCGATGTGAGCAGGCCGATCCCTGACGCCATTCGGGCGACCTCGTTGCGGCCCATGTTCTTCAATGCCCACGGGTGGATCCGGCCCGGAGTGACCATCACCCACGACGTCGTGTGCCGCTCCAGATTGGCGAGCGTCTGCACGATCCGGCCGGGTGGCGCTATCAGGGTGGCCTGTCCACCACCGACAGCCTCCAAGTGGTCCTCGATCATTCGAGCACCGTCACATGAGGGTCAGCCCAGGGGATGGTCCGGACGTTGTACGCCCCTTTCTCCACCCGCCAAAACCCGGTTTTAGCGATATACCGGTTCCCCGACGCGTTGCTGAACGTGACCAGCTTCTGCGTTGCCACATGCATCTGGGCACCGTTGATCGTGAACCCAACCGTGTTTGTCCCGGAGTCCTTGATTGCCGTGATGGCCCCGGACTGGGGGCGGATCGTCACATCGTCACGCGAATGGTGCACCCAAGCACCGCCGAGCCCTCGCCTCATCAACACCTCTGATCGGATGCCAACCTCTTCGGGCGGTGACAACGGATCAAGCGCGAACCGTGGCTGCACCGCGCGGACCCAGACCATCTCCGAGTCGGCACGGACCACCTCAAGCGACCAGGACACGTCATGGTAGGCGGCGGCGTCGTCCGACAGCACCAAAGAATGCGTAGCGTTAACGCTCCCGTCTTCGTCGAAATCATATATCCGCCACGACTCCGCCCCGCTGGGAAGCTGAAGGCCGAGCACACCATTGGAAACACGAGCGGGGACACCACGCGGTGCCTTCCCGTGGAGTGCCCACCAAACACCCTCAGGGTCCTGGACTTCCAGACGCGGGGAACCTGCCAGGAACTCAGGGGGCTGGCAGGACCACGCAGCCCAGCCGGTCCCGGCCGTTGCAGCCAAGACGTGAACGCGCCCGTATTCGTCTTCCGTGGATGCTGACACCGGGTCGGTGACAACCCCCGGACCGTAGGCGTCCACGTTGCCGGGAACACCGAACCTGGCCCCAACTGTGGGGAATGACACCGGGCTAAGGGCCGGGAACATGGCCGACATCACCGATGTCTCGCCGAGGACCGAGCCGGACGCCAGGCGGCGTAAGGTCATCGCCCACGGCATGCCGGGGCTGTATTCGTACCCGACCTGACCCAGCTCGTAGAGCCCATCCAGCTCGTTCATCTGGTATTTGTCGCTCACCTCCGCGTAGAGCGGGAGGATCAGCCCGGACCGCAACGAGGCGAGCTGCGCCCGCGGGCCGAACGAGCTGCCGAGCCCGCCACCATCGAGCGACCCGGACAGGGTCAGCACCTCATCCTCGAGCGACGCACTGATGCCGGCACCGTCGCCGAGGTCCAGATATCCGAGCCTCATCGGCGCACCAGTTCGGCCTTGCGGATCCCGTCGGCAAACCCTCGGGCATTCACATCGAGCTCCACGGTGGCACCTCTCAGCTGGTAGATCGGATCGGTGCCGGCGCGGCCGGAGGGACGGCCGGCGTCGTAGGCGGCCGTCTCCTTGAGGGACAGTACCCGTTCACCGGCCAAGGCCATGATGGGTACCTCCTGGCCCTTCGGGCCGAGCACCTCGCCACCGGTGTGGAAGGTCGGCAGCTTCGGCATCGAGAAGCCCCGACCGCCGAACTTCGGCACCCACGACGGCACGGTGAACCGGAGACGGCCCGCTGTGCGATTCCAGAATCTGGCGATGCTCGAGAACGCAGACTTGAACGGGCTTGCGATGGCGGACGCCACCGACCGGATGCGTGATCCGATACCTCGGATCGTGGAAACGATCCGGCTGACGGTCGAGGTCACGAAGTTGCGGGCCGTGGTCGCCGCTGAGGTCAACGGGCGGAACACCGCACGCAGCGACGACAGCACCCGGTTCTTGATCCCGACAACGACCGAGACGATGCGGCCGACCATCGATGTGACGAAGTTGCGGGCCGACGACCAGCCCGCCTTAAGTCCGGTGATGATCGCTCGGGCGATAGCGCTAATGGCGTTCCATCGGGTAGTGAAATATGAGGCGATGGCACGAACGGCGCCGACGACGACCGCTTTGGCGGCACGAAATGCGATCCCGATACCGGCGATGATCGTGCGGACTATGGCGACGGCCGTCCGGATCGGTGCGGAGATGATGGTGAACAGGGTGGACCAGTTACGGGAGATGAACCCGACCACAGATTTGACGACGTTCCCGATCATCCGAAATGCTGCGTCGACAAACGCCCGGAACCAGCCGACCTTGTTGTACGCGAGCACCAGGGCGGCGACAATCCCGACGATAGCGGCGATCACCAGGCCGATCGGGTTTGCTGTCAACGCAGCGTTCCACAGCCATTGCGCGGCGGTGGCGACCCCGGTGGCGACCTTCCCGGCGATCATGGCGACCTTCTGGCCGACGATCGCCGCAGCGGACGCGATGGCTGAGGCGGCCGACTTGGCCGAGGCGAGCGCCCACGTGCCCAGCGACTTCGCCCCGGACAGCGCCGCAGCGCCCGCCGTCTTGGCGGCGTTGCCAATCCCAACGATCGCCGACTTGGCGCCGGACGCCGCGGTGCGGCCGAGGTTGGTGGCCAGCGTGGTGGCCTTCGACGCGGCCGAACCCATCTTCGTCCCGGCGCTCGCCATGCTTGAGCCGAGACTCTTGGCGTGGGTGGCCAGGTTCTTCACGCCGTCGACCGTGTTGGAGATCGGACCGGCCGCAACAGCCAGCCCACCCAACCCGGCGATGGCGGCCTGAGCAGGACCGGGCAGCCCGGCGAACCCGCGGCCCAGCTTCTCCAGGTGGGGGATCGCCTTGGCGGCCAGGTTGCTGGCCATCTCCGACGCCTTGCGCTTGAACCCCTCGACGCTCGACGCCGTGTTGTCGTTGAGGGTGTCCCCCGCCTTCTTGGCTGCGCCCTCGTAGTCGGTCAGGCCCGCCGTGGCGGGGTCCAGGGCGGCGATCGCCTTCGGGCCCAACTCCTCGTAGCGGGTGCCGAACAGGGCGACGCCTGCGGCCTCCTGGGCGATCGGGTCGGACATGCCCGAAAGCGCTTGGATGATCTCGCTCGTGGCCTTCTGGGCGGACGGGCCACCCGCCGCGAGCTTCTGAGCCATCACGTCGGCGTCGAGGCCGAGCGCGGTGAACCCCGCGGCGGTCGCCTTGGTGCCGTCGATGCCACGGATGGACAGCTCGCGGAGGGCGTCGGCGGCCAGGTCGGTGTTGCGCGCGCCCGCCTTCACCGATGCAGACAGGGCACCCATGGCCTGCGGCCCGGTGATCCCGAGCGAGGAGATGTCGGCCGAATATTCCTCGATGGTGTCGAGCAGCTCGCCGCGCATCTCCTTCGGGAGTTTCTGGCTGGCGGCCGTGATGAGGTCGAACGCCTCGGTGCCGTCCTTGGCGAGCCCGTTGCGCATCAGCTGGCCGACACCGCGGGTCACGCGGCCGACGTCCTCGTCCATGATCTTGGACAGGTCGAGCGCCTTGGCACCCATGCCGGTCAGTTCGGCGTTGGAGAACTTGCCAAGGTCGCCGATGTTGACCTTGATGCCGTCGATGGCATCGTTCACCTGGCCGAGGTCCTCCCCGTAGGCGTTGCCGTACAGGCCGCCGGCGATCTTGCCGATGCGGGCCGACTCCTCAGGGCTCAGTCCGATGCGGGCGGCGAGCAAGTCGGAGCCAGCCTCCTTGCTGGTCGCATCCAGGAAGCCCTTAGCGGCGATGGCGCCACCCACGGCACCGACAACGGCCATCGACTTCTTGAGCCCGCCCTTGAACCGTTCAGCGAAACCCTCGGAGGCTTCGTCGCCGGCCTCCGAGGCGGCCGGTTGGAGCGGCCCGAACTCCTTGGTGATCTGCTTACCGAGTCCACGGGTGGACGACTGGAGGTGGACGAAAGCGGTTGCCAGCTCAACGGACACGGTTGACACCTCCCTTCGGTCGGACGATCTCTGACCAGTTGTCGAGTACCTTGCGCACCTCGGCTATCGGACGGGCCTTGCCGATCTTCGACGCGCGGTCGTCGGTCGGGTCACCGGGCAGGCGGATCGGCTGAGGTTTGCGCCCCTTGCCGCCACCGCGCTGCCAGTTCGCTGCCATCAGCTGGTTGATCGCCAGCGCCAACAGGCGGTGCTCCAGGTGCGGGAGCGGGTCGCCGCCATTGAGGGCGCGGACGGTCGCCGCATCCGACGGCAGGTGCTCGACAAGGTTGCCGAACCGTCTCCAGCTGAGCGCCCTCGTGCCAACGAGCCCGATGTGGAGGTGGTAGTAGCGCTGGAGGTCGGCCTCCAGCGCTCCACCATGATCCTCGACGAGGGCTAGTTGGCCTCGGATTTTCCCGGGTCGAACCCGGCGTGCTTGCCGTACGCTTCGAACAGTGCGGACATCTGCCGCCCCTTGAACGTCGACGAGCTGGCCAGCATCCGCTCCCACTGCTCATCACCGAGCAGCAGCGCCAACGCACGCTCCAGGTGCTCGCCGTCGAGCAAGGCAAACACCCGGATGTCCGGCTCGGCAGCGAGCGTGTAGCTCTCCCCGCCGAACGTGAACTCGAAAGGCTCCACCGGCTCCGTTTCGGCGCCAGCGGCGTCAAGATCGAACGCCATCAGCTGGCCGTCCCGTTGTACAGGTACGCCTTGACGCCGCTGGCGTCCGGGTAGCAGGTGATGGTGATCTCGTGGCCGACCTCTTCACCGGCCGCATAGACCACATCGCCGATCTCGTGGACCTGGCCGTCGGGGATCACCAGGCGGATCAGGTTCTCGCCGTCCACGACGTTGAACACCCACGCGGAGGGGGGGAGGGTCGCCCCGGTGATGAGGGTGGTGCCGGTCGTGTGGTTGCCGTACACCGTCTCCAGTGTCTCGGGGTTCACCTCGATCAGCTTCAGCTGGTACGTCAGCTTGTGGGAGGTCTGCACCTCGCGCACGATGTCGGAATTCTGCCACGCGGTGATGTCGGTGGTGTCCTTGTCGATGGACTGCGTGATGCCGTCCTCGCCAACGTAGCCCTGATCCTTCAGGGCTACGTTGAGAACGCCGTCGACGGTGGTGGGGACGGTCGTGCCGGAGACGCCACGGTAGACGCCTCCGGTGACTGCCACGCGTACGTTTGCTCTGGTCAATGCCATGGTGTGCTCCTATTCGAGACGGGTCACGACGGATGCCGTGAGGGTGTGTCGGGGGTTGGTGGTGGATGGATCGGGGAGATCTGCGGGGCCGGCGAACTCGTCGTACCGACGGAGCCCGGCGCGGCCCTGCTCGGCCGCTTCGATGACGATCAGGCGGGCCGACTGGAGGAGTTGGAACGATTCGGTGGTGGTCGGTGCCCACGCTTCGATCGTCACGGTCGGGTTGTCGGAGGCGACACCCTTGGACGGCCCACCGGTGCGGCGCACGACGACGGACGGGTCGGAGTCTTTGGTGGCTGTGGGGCTGCGTCGTGACGACACGGGCAC